ACCACATCGTCATGACCAGAGGCTTAAGAACTAGAAGCATGGGATTGACCTAGTTACGCTGTAACGGTAGCTCTGTTGCGCCATGGCCACCAACCCTGAAGAGCAGCACGAAAAAGAAGGCGTCTCAATGGCAGATGTCGTTAAAGCGCTAGTGCTCGCTTGGAGTGCTGCACTGTTGACCGCCTCATACCTGGGAATCTTTCCCCAGATGAAAATGGACAACACCTTTGTCGCTTCTCTGCTTACTGGTGCGATGGCTTC